CAGGCGCGAACACGCCCTGCATTCCCCACATACGGCGATTTTTCATCAGGTTCAACGCCATCGACCGGCGATAGTTCATCTCCGATTGCGGGCTGATCAGGTCACGTACCGTGCCGTAACGCTCATTCTCCCGTGTGACGTAGCAGCTTGCCGCAATTAACGCACAAGCCGGTTCGCCATCCTCATCGAGGTATTTCGAGACGCCTTCCTCAAGCACGCCTGCCCCGGTGAAATACGTGTAGTTCCAGACCTTGCCCTGTTTCCAGTAGACGCAGCAAACGCGCACCCGCTGGCGTGTCGCATCACCCCAGTGATGTCCAGGCTTGTCTTCGTGGCCCTCGTCCATATTGCCAACCTGAGTGAGCGATCCGTCAAGGAATGCCTGCGCTTCCTCGCTGGGAAACATCTCCTTGGCATCTTCAAGGTCAAACCAGTCGCCATAGCCTTGGTATCTGGCGTCAGAGAAGTCCGCATCTTTGGACCGCGGATCATAGAAGTACTGGTCATAATCGACCATGCGGCATTCGATGTCGTCATCAAACATGACTTCAACGATCTGGATGCCCTCAACGCACAGGTTCCTGAACGCATTCGTGGCAACCTTATCGAACCGCGTCTCTGTCTCGATGTAGTCCAGCACGTCAGTGACAACCGCTGCCTGCTCCTCGTTCTCAGGCTGGCGCGGGAACGCTCTTGGGTCAGAGCGCTGCTTCTGCTCAATACCGCACAGGAAGTTGACCTTGCGCTTGATCCGGTTGGACGTGACGATGGGCTGGCCACGCTTGCGCAGGATTGCCTTCTCAGTCTCGTCCCACTGGTCGTCATCAAAGTTGTCGTACCAGTCACGATCACGGTGCGCCAGCTTGCGGGCAGGCGCGTGCGCTTCCTCCGAGTTGCGGAACCAGCGCTTGTAGGTTTCGATACCACGGCCCTTGAACTCAGGCTCGTCCTGGCCTTCATCGGGCTTCGGTTCGGTCATACTCGCCATGAATCGCCACTTCCGTTACTCGTGGATTTGTAGTCACTGAAGCCCGGCTTCCGGTCGGCAGGCCGCTTGCCTGCTATCCAGGGACGAGACATGCAGGCATATCGCCATTCGTCCGCTGCGTGGTCTTCAGAGTTTGAGTCCAGGTCTTCCGGCCTCTTTTGGTCATGCGGCAAGGTCGGGATCGTGCGGATCGAGTCCTTGCAAAGCGTGGTGCAGTAGAGCATCGGACGGTCATTGCCGATCATCCGCTGGCGCATCTCATCCCAGCCGCCCATTGCACCATTGCGGGCAACCCGCTTGTTGTCTGCCGGCTTGAAGATGACGCCTGCCCTGCGGAATATCTCGGCGCGGCTTGGGCCACCGTCTTCAGCAAAGATAGCCGGGTCAGCCACGCAGCCTGTGTATGTATGGTCTTCCGACATCTGCTTGATGCCTGACGCCACTTCCTCGATCGTCAGTTTCAAGCCCTTGTTTGGTGCGCTTGACCCGTACCATTCCTTGAACCGGATCAGCGCGCCCCTCGGGATAACGCCCTCTGGTCTTTGCAGGTCATCACCAGCGACCGCCCAGAATCCACACGAGAAGGGCGCAGCAGATCCCCAATCGAAAGACCTGAACTTATGCCACTCCTTGGGTATCTCGAACGGGCTGATGACCAGCTTGGGCGACCAGCAATCGAAAAATGCGCCGTCAATGGCGTTCCAGTCGCCTTCAAGCCAAGCCCTGACCAATTCCTTTGAGCCGACGAGATAGAGGCGGTTTACATAGTCAGGGTCGTTCGCCAGCAGCGCCTTGTTGTCCGTCACCTTGGACGGGATGAAACAGCGCGTGTGAATCGCACCGTTCGGCAGGCTGTGGTTCAGTATCTTCATCCCACGTGGATTGGTGTCGATCTCGAACCGCTCCTTGATCCACGTTGCCCCAGGTCCGCCGGGGTTGGCGAGCAGCGTCATCTTGACGTTCGCACCGCGCAGAGCACCCCACATCTTGTCGATGGCATCGGGCATGTGATAGTTGCCAGCCTCGTCAATATCCACGTCAGTCAGGTTCTGGCCCTGATACTTCTGCGCGTCCCTGGCGCTCTCAAGTGGTCTGAAACGCAATCGACCGCCAGCGGGAAACGTGAACTGAGACTGGACCTTGTTGAAGCTCGCACCAATCGGACAAAGTATGTCCTGCGCCCGCTCGATCATGTCGTCCGCTTGCGGCATCTCCTGGCGGAAAATTACCTTGTTGAAGATCGACCCGAGCATCTTCTCGCCGTACCTCGCTGCCTTGCCAATGCTTCCGTCTGTCTTGCCTCCGCCTCTCGCTCCGCCGAACAGGACTTCGCGGGCCGGGCACTTAATTAAGGCTGCTTGCGGGCCGCGCTGGGGTCTCCACAGAGTCCTTTTCTCCATACTCTGCTTCCCATTCTTCGTCGGTCATCGGCTCGTCGGATATCGTGAAGTGCACGTTCTGGGTCACCGTTGAATCGACTTGAGACAAACGCGGGTGCACGTAAGGCGCTGCCGCCTTGGCTGCTTCAAACCGCATGGACATTTCAGACTCTGGATCGCGCATGATGTTCAGCATGACTTCGAGCGGTGTCGTATCGTCCTGAATGGCGCGCGAGAGGACCTCCTTGTGAAGCTCCTCTTTCATGATTGTGGTTTGGTTTTTGACGCCTTTTGGCCTGCCAGAACCGGGTCGAGGACCACCGCGTTTTGATTTTGGAGTTTTCTCAGCCATTAAATCAAACTCGGGTCTTCCGCTTCCAACATCCGCATGATCGAACGCATCTGTCGTTTGAGCCAAGCAAGGTTGCGAACACGCAGCGCAATGGTATCGGCCACTATAGATCCACTCTGCAAATCATACCGAGAACCGTTTGTGCTCACCACAGCTACGCCATAGCTAATGAAGTTGTTCTGTAGATCGTTTAGGCAGTCATGCCACAAGGCTTCAGTCTGTGTTCTAGTGCCTTGTGTGAGGTTGCTCAGTGTAGCGCGCCATTTATTGATGCACCGACGCTCCAGTCTAAACGCCTCAGGCTCTGTCAGGCCGCGCGATACGACGCGAACAGTTACCGAGTTTGCGGATGCGATGCGTTGGCGCAGGATTGGGTTTCGAGCGCGGCGAAGATGTTCCCAAGCGCGTTTGCGTGTTCCTTCCCGACATAAGCCATATCGCCATCGATGCGGTAGGCGTAGACATAGTAGTTACGCTTGCTCAAAGCACTCTCCAGCCAACACCATAGTCATCACGAAGCGGGAAGCCGTTGACCTCTACGAGGATCAGCTTTTCCTTGATCAGTCCGGCTGCTGTGGTGATGCGATGCTCTACCCAGCCTGAATATGTGGATGCGACTTTGAATGTTGCGCTTGTGGTTGTGTTGGATGCGCCGGATACGGTGATGCCTGAAGCTGTATTGGATACGCTGTCGATGGTGTCAGTGCCGAGCCAGGGGGTCCAGTCTAGGGTGATGTCCAGCGTCTCGTCATCGTCCAGTGACATAACGATGTGCTTACCACGGGCTTTGAGACCACGCAGTACCATCTTGTCCTGTTCGAGTATCTTGGCGGTTCGGTCAGTCATTGTGTGCCGATGAAGCAGACAGCCGAGCCTCCAGACGTGCCGGAAGCAATTAGCTGGTATGTGCCTGCGCCCACGATGTCCTTGGTTGTGCTGGCTGTGTAGCCGTCTTCTACAGCGACCCAATTTGCACCGTCGATCCGGCGCTGGAGGGTGACAGTGATTGTGCCCGTTACCGCAACGCTGAAAAACCAATCTTGCCAGTTACGATGATAACCGGGCCGCAGACTTCATCATTCGCGTCTAGCGTCTGCTTGTCAGTGGTCGCCATCACTTAAATCCTTTGTGGTTCATGTCCTCGCCCCGATTTCCTTGGGCGACGTGGTAAAGCTCGTGACGCAGGACAGGGCCAGCGTCGTCTATCGAGATAATCATGGTTGGCAGCGTGTCACCTGCTCTACGGTAAGTGCAGGCATGTCCGAGTTTGCCGATTTCTTTCAGGCACTTGGCCATGACGGTTGGCCTGTCGAATGCCTGTGTCATGTATAGCTGGCCAGATTGCAGTGGCTCAGCGGGCTTGCCTGCAATGTAGGCATCGAAATTAGCAGCCGACTGGCAGGCAGACAGGACCAGCGCCAGCACGATGGCGATCAGGGCTATCCAGATTGCGTGGCCGGTGCGGTCGGTCATGTTGTGACCGTCTGCAGGTCTGCGTCGCTTAGGGCGCTGTTGAAGATTGCGACACGCTTGATGTAGCCGATGGGCTGCGAACCGTCCTGAAAGTGCCCGAGATACCAGCTCACAGGCGCGTTAGGCATGGTTGCAGATATGTCCTCGGTCGCCAGTACGCCACCGCGCGTAGCCTGCACACTATCTGTCGCGATACGAACGGCACCTTTATACACCGTTCCCGCAGCCATCGCGCCTGTGACAACTGGAATCGCTTGGTCAGTCGTGGCCCTCACCTGCGCATCGAGGCGATCAGACGCATCTATTCTCAACGCTGCAAAATGCGCGGATGATGCAAACGCCGTCGAAATCACCTCGATTGCCCCCGTATCCCCCGCCCGCTCAAACTCTGCGAACAGCGAGAGGGGATAGTCAGTGGCGGCCAGTGAATATGTCAGTACGTCAGCAGCTCGTGTTACGCTGGTAGAGGTGGTGGGGATGTAAGAGGTGGCGTAAGCCGTGGCTTCGAGTTGTGCGCCCCAGAGGTAGATGCCGGACGTGCCGTCTCCTGTGTAAACAACTGACCCATCAACAGCCAACTGATAATAAATCACTTCAGAGCCGGTGCCGGTCGCTGAAAACGATACGGAGACTTTATACCAGTCGTTTGCCAACGCCTCTATGGTGCCGCCGGTGCCTGACGTAATGGTGCCTGTTTCTAGGTTGAACAGGACCCCAAAACTTGCGGCGTAGGTTCCAATATTTACAATCTTAAATTGTGTCCGTCCCGCCGCTTTAACATATACTGTTTTTGTATACGCGGTGCTGCTTACTAATGCATAGCCTCTATAAACCACGTGGGAATTGTCCGACGAAGTATCTTCAACGATCTTGTCCGCTGTCAACGTGCCGTCAGGCGCCGAGATGGCGTTCGCTGTAACGCTAGCTCGGACCTTCGCCCAGCTCGCATTGTCAAACTCCTGTGACCGCAATAGTAAGTTGGTCGCCGCCCCCTCAATCAGTACACCCCGGTCACCTGTGCGAAGTGCGCCAGAGGCAAAGCTCGTCAGCGTGCCGTCGCTATTCGTGTAGTAGCCCGTACTGGCGCGGGCGAAGCTGTACCCGCTGAAATCAGCAACTCCGCCAACGTCCGCAGATGCCTGCAATGCCTCGTCGTTTGCAAAGTCGAGGTAGTGATAGGGCGCAAGTCCGCCAAGGGCTGACTTGGCACGGCTTAGCAGGGAGCCAGACACTCCGCCCAGCACTGAACGCACAGGCGAGCGGACTGGAGACCGGACAGGGGAACGAACTAGGCTCAACGCTTGGACCTCGTGGTGTTCTTCTCAGCTTCGCCCACCTTGTGAGTGAGCAAGAGGGGCTGTTCAGACTTGTCTTTACGGGAGAACATGCCAGCCAGCTTTGCCAGTAGGCCGCGCTTGATGAAGCGTCCGGATGTTGGGGAACGGTCAGGCTTGGTCATTTGCGCACCTTGAAGCCAAGCGAGATGCGCTCGGTCCTGTGTATCTCTTCGCCTGATGCGTTGAGCAAGCCGGTCCATGTTTCGAGTTCGTCCTCGTGAACCGTGATGCTGGCACCCTCATTGTTTGGGTCCATCAGGTAGCGAGAACTGTCTGGCGATGGTGTTCCGACAATAGCCGACTTGGTGAAGTACCTACCCATAAGTCCCCCAGAACCACATGCCGAAAAGCGCCGCCCCGAAGAGCAGCGCCAGGATGCGGACTATGGTCTTCTGGCGCTCAGGCGTCATCAGTTCAGCTTCTTGGCCTGCTTGTACACGTAGACCGCAACGCCCGCAAAGATCAGAAGGCCAACAAAGCCGACGATTGAGGCAGGAAGCATCTGCGTGACGGCGCCATCAAGGGCAATATTGTCAACCAGAAATGCGCCAGCGAGGCCAGCGAGGACGTTGCCAATGCCGGTGAGTGAAATGTCAGGTGTTTTGATCTGAGCCATGATGGCCTCCTATGTAATGAAGCCGACCAGTGGGGCCGGAAGCATCTGAGTCAACGCGCTGTCATCGTTCTGGTATAGCACTCTGGAAAAGCCGGACCAACCGCAACTCTTACCGATGACGTGTAGGCAATAGATTTCAACTTGAGGAGCAGTCACCCGCGTCGCGGTAATGCTGCCCCCTTGGTAGCACCCCGCTGCTCGGCCCATATTGTGGGTTGCCTGCGGATCGGGTGCTAGCCGTTGTTATATGTGGCTAATTCGCAGCCCGCGTCAACTATGCCGCCAGCCAAACCTTGCTTGCACCCAATATCCCCATGTCCAACAGAATCCGCTCGCCTTCAATAGCCCGAACCTGCGCTTTTTATCCAGCATCATAACCTCATCACCAAGGCTCAGTTTTCGGGATACCTTGGCCGCAATGCGCTCTGCTGTTTCAGTGTCCGGGAACAGGTCACGCGGCAGGTCTGTGGTTAGCCATCGTGCGGCTGAGCGGGGAAACGGGGCAAACTGAAATGGACGGCCAACCAGGCGGATCCGGCTGATGGCGAAAAAGTCCACGTCTCCGCGCACAAAAACATAGCCGTTAATTGCAACAATGGCCTCCTGCGTGCTCGCTGTCTCCTTGCGGACGTGGCGAGACTGTTTGCGCCGGCTCAGTTGCATTACGGAAAATGCGTCGAATTTCTTGTCTCGTAAGGCTCGTGCGGCAAGATCCGGGCGGGGCGCATAAAAGGCATAAACGTTCATGCTTTCTCTCCTCGTGTACGTGGCCGCGCCAGTTGGCGACCGTATGTGTCGGGGTTGGGAATGGGTTTCCAGTTGATCCGCTTCTCACGACCGCACCTTGTGCATACGTCAACGCGGCCGTCCCTGTAGGCGGGCTGGTAGTGGTGCCATCCAAGGCGGCTAGATCAGGTTCATGGGTCTCTCCAAAAAAGCCCCAGCCGGTCGAGGGATGGGAACCGGCTGGGAAGTAACTGCGGCACGAAGGACGTATTCCGCAGCGTTCATTGGGACGCGGCTCAGTCAGTCGCTCGATTCGGTGATGTGGTCGGGTTCAGTTGTCGGGCTGGTCGGCGGGGGCGGGTTTGACGGCCCAATCCCCCCGCAACATTGTTTCCACGCCTGACATCGGCGCATTGGGATCAGTGGGGCCAGCAATCTCAGCGAGCATTTCGCGCGTCTCTGGCGTCCATGCGTCTGCTGCTTCCGTCTGGTGGAACGCGGCATTGAATGCCACTCCCCCGCCCTCAGGAGGCTCTACAGTGGCGTTTGGCTCTGGCTGGGCCTCCGGTGCCACAAAGTGCAGCAACGCGTCTCTGGCTACCTGAAAACGATCTTCACGGGCATTTATCCGCTCGATCAAATCCTCCCGGTCAGATTCCAGTTCTCTCAGGCGCTGGAGGTCGTTGTCGTGGTTGCCTAGATTCAGGTCGTCGTTTGCGGCAGTAACCTCTGCTGCGAGCTGTTCGAGTGTGTCTTTCATGGTGGTTGCTTTCGTTAGGCTGCTTTGGTGATTGTCTTGCCCGCGTATGGGCGCTGCTTCTCGTAGTGGACTTTGCACTGACCCATGCTTTCGCCGTCAATCTTGTGCTTGGGCTGTCCGCACGGCTGAAGGCCTTCGGGGGTCTGGACCCATTCGCGGCAA